ACATTAACATTAGCATCACATTCACAGACAATCGTAGCAGAATTGACCACGGCTGTCGAGCTTATCCCTGTGGGCGCAACTGGAATGATCTGACTTGTAGTCGCTGTGATCTGACCAATTCCACCCGTAGATGCGATACCTGCGACTGTGGCAGAGGAATTTCCTGTTACACTTGCTGAACCAACTCCACCCGTAGATGCTATTCCTGTGACGCTGACATTTACTCCAGTACCAGCGGTAACAGAAACGGAACCTACTGCGCCAGTAGATGCCACACCCACTACTGAAGGAACGGAAGCCGCCCCGTCTATGGTTACAGTTCCCACCGAAGCAGTAGCTGTAACGGGAAATGCTACATCGTTGCCCCACGTACCAGCACCCCACGATTGTGTCGAGGAGTTCCAGCCAGCAAAGACAACTGTAGCATCAGCCATATTTAAGCAATCCGTATAAGAGCGTTAGACGCATCAGCCGCTGGCATAACAACCTTAAAGTCACCGTTGGTCGAAGCCTTGTCAGAGCCAAAGTCTAGCACGACAATAGTATCGGTAGTGCTACTACCTGATCCTGTAGTTGTATTGTAGATCAAAGCTCCACGCGCCGTTATCGTAGCAGACGTAAAGGTAAGATCAGAAAAGTCTGTAAACGCTGTTGTACCTGAAACAGCCGGGTTTACCCGTGTCAGAGTACCGCCGCCAGCACTGTATGAGCCAGAGTTACTGACCTCGTTACCCGTGGTATAAGCCGTTGTCGCAGCATTAAATGACGCGCTGTTGGTATAAAGAGCTAACTTAAATGTATCGCCCCCAGAGTTCTTGAAGTTGTGATCGCCTTGTAAAAGCTCTTGCTTGAAAGACGTACACATAAAGTTTCCGCTGAAAGCCATTTTAAAGTCTCCTTATAAGTTCAGCAAGTTTCGGATGCCCTGCATCTATAAGGGCGTTATACACAGTTGTACGATCACTGCGAATAGCTTCACGCATGTAATAAGCAACAGTGCGTTCCATTTGTGTTTTATATTCGTTTGCCTGATCTCTAATCGCAGGATGTGTTGAATCAGATACACTTATCAACTTGCTCACGCAGTCTTTAGAAATCTCTTCAGGTGTGAATCCACGATTATGAGTTGTTTGCACTCCAACAATCGATTCGTTCTGAGGTACATCTACCTTTACACTAAACATTTATATCTCCAGCCTTGGTTCGCTGCGATAGCTGTCGCGCTTCAGTCTGCCTTCACCTAGTATCATAAGGCGTTTTAATGCTTCCTGATACTTAGCTTCGTATTGAGCAAGCAAATCAGCATCGCCCTTCATAAATATATAAGCTTCTACAAGAGACCCGTACAACAAAGCAACCTCTGCGTTGTCACCAAGCCAAGATGTTGATGACGTAACTATGGAAGGTGGATCGTAGTAATAGTGCAATTGAACTTCATAAGCGGAATCTGGGGTTGGGCCTAATATGAAGTTTCCAGAGGAGTTAGTTGATGTGAAGTCACCATCAAACTCACCATAGTACTTAGGTCGAGCGAAAGATGTCTTTGATGGATAGGCTTCTCTAATAAAATTAACATCCTTATTGAGAAGAAAGTGATAATCTCCATCGCCATCTATTACTGCCATAGAGAAGGGTGCTAAGAAATCTGATGGCCTAGCTATAAACCTAACTTGTTGAGTCATGTTTGCTGTAACATTCTTGCGAAGTTCAGGAATCAATACAGTACGATGTATCTTCTCTTCTGCCTGACGAACAAACGTGGGAATCTCAGCGACAAAAGTTGTCTCATCATTCTCTGTGTAGGTCTTTATAGCTGTTGTTAATTCTGTATAATTCATCAAACAAACCTATAATTGCCACCTTTAGATGTTTTACCCATACCTCGACATAGATTACCACCTTTACCCATTTTTTTAGGGCCGTATATCTTTTCTCGCGTTTGAGCTTCTATCATCCTACGATCACCGTTAGGACGTAGCTTTAATTGAAATGCTAGTTCCTCTTTATATGCCATGTCTTTAAGGTCTATTGTGGGATCATCATCTCTACCCATAACGTCAGTCCTCTTGGTACAAGTTATCAAAAACCCGATTAACATCTAGTGTATAGTCTAAATCAGATTTTGAATAGTGAATATGTTGAGAGGGCTTAAAGTCTGGTGCGCCCGATCCTGTTTCAAACCAAGCTGGGTGCGTAACACGTACTCTATTATTAGGTAACGCCACTACATTGCCAGTCCACTCTCCAGCGTCTAACAACTGCATGACATGACTTTGTTTATGTTGCGCTGGATCATCAGCTATCTCACCTTCAGAATAATCCACAGTGAATAAATACTTTGCTGGATACATCTCTCCACCTATCTTAGCGAGCCACGGACAAGGCGTAGCTCTGTCGAGGATGTATATAGCATGATTATACGAAGAACAGTCCCACGGTTGAGCGTCATGCACAGCCATAGGTTCAGGCCACGCATTAAGTGGCTCATCTGCAACTAACGCAGTTATAGGCATTCTAGCCCACATTGCGCCACCGTGTATGTTTTCTTCTTCTTCATTCTCGTCTGCTTCACATCCTGTGAAAATAAGTTGAAAGCTCAAACATCTGTTTGGCATTGTCGTTACCGCTATTGCCATCGCATGTAAAAAATTTCCGTGATATCGTTCATGGTTACATGTGTACTCGCGTCGAACCCAGCAATTAAAATGTGGTATATTACTTTGTAAATAAGGCATGGCTGCTCCCGAAACTAAACCTTAACCGTTTTTGCGAAATTTTTGCGGTCTAGCTGCACCGCTACCGCGAGCAACCCCACCTTTAGCCATACCTTTTTTTCTCATGCCGCCGCCCATACCTTTTTTAGTAACACCGCCTTTAGCCATGCCCTTCTTCTTCATGGAGCCACCGCCCATTTTCTTTTTAACGACCCCACCTTTTTTCATCTTACCTTTTCCATCAGCGGCAAAAGCTGGAACACTCATACCTCCTTTGGTGACCATTGGCATCTTGCCGCCTTTAGCCATACCTTTTTTCTTCATCTTGCCGCCGCCCATCTTCTTGGCTGCGCCACCTTTTTTCATAGCAACAGGCTTCTTCATCGCTCCACCTTTTGCATAACCTTTTTTCTTCATAGCCATTTTAGTCTCCTACGTTGTGTTAAACGATTGTTATATTACCAACCATAGAGCTATGATTGGTGCATTGATATACTAAAGACGTATCACTTGGTTCGTGAGGAACAATGAACTGTGTCAGCCCACTGGTTGAGTTGTAGTTGTCTGTAACACCTGTCGTAAAGGCAGAGCCACCATTAGATGTTCTGATCTGCAAGGGATGGCTACTTACATTAGCCGTGTTATTTAAAAGATACGTGTGTCCTTTATAGAAAGTAAAATTAGGATTGTTTCCAGATGTAGCACCGGGGCCAGTAAATGTATAAGCAGATGATCCATTTGTACCAGCGGTATACTTTGTGACTGGCCCAGTTGTTTCATCGTTTAGTCGAATCCATGCACCACCATGCGCGAAGTAAAGACCTCCAGTCGCATGAACATGCGCTACTGCACCGTGATATGTTCCAGCACTAGGTAAGTCACTCAGGTTTGCGTAGTAGAATACAATCTTATTTGCACCAGAGCTTACATCTATAACGCCATTACCGTCTATAATATCAGTAAGAGCCGATCCATTACCCAAGGCGGCGTAAATTTCTGTAAAGTTTTCGTTTATCTTNGTCGCACCAGAACGGAGAGTGTCTCCATTGCCATCATTTGCGCTACTCCCTATCCCTACTGTCTGCTTAGTCATGTCCTAGCCCTCATCAAAAGTATCTGTTGTTGAATCTAGTGTAATAGCCGTACTGTCAAATCTTGGTGCTGCTGTGCTAATATTAATTGTAACAGAGCCAATCTGACCGACACCAACAGAACCCGTCACACCTTCGGTCTCTCTAGTAGTTATTGTAACCTTGCCTACAGAGCCTTCCAGAAAAGTGGATGGATTGCCAACAGGGCCATACCCAAACAGTGCCCTGCTTTCATCCAAAGATGTATCTGGACGTGGGTTTAACAAGGATTGAGGATCGTTTATCTTTACTCTGCCAAGAAAGTTCTGAGGTTGATCAGGATCAAAGACATCTCTACCCACAAGAAATCCAGTCCTAACTCCATTCTGAAACTCAGGAACCAAGTCTCTTAATGGGTATCGGAATCCAGTCCTATCACAAAACCCAAAAGCATATTTTCCCTTGGCGTAACTCATCAACCACTCATCATAAATGTGTCATATGGAACAAACTTTATTGATGCGGTCTCTTCATCTTCTCCTGATGCAAGCTGAAACTGAAACTCATACTCTTGCTTTAATGCCGCTGCTCTACCTGCTGCTTCGGGTTTTTTCATAGCCAAATAATAAGCTAATCCTGATACCAATGCTGGAACGAACCGTGGCGGCACAGATGTTACTGTTGATCCTATACCAGAAGACAGTCCATCAATGCCCTTCAGTCTGAAATAGGCCAAAGTATAGGTGGTG